ATATACTACTAGCTTCCCTAATGTAGCATTAACCGGAACTGTAACATGTGCTACTACTAGTAACACAGTAACTGGCTCAGGGACATTGTTTTTAACAGAATTGGGAATTGGTTATTGGATTGGTAATACTACTGGAAATTCAGCTGGCATTGTTAAATCAATTGCTAGTAATACTAGTTTAACCTTAACTGCAAATGCCGCAGTAGCAATAACAGCTGCCACAGCAAGACTTAGTCCATATGGTGTTCCTTACACTGTAGCAACTGCTAATAGTCAAGTTATCCCCGCAAACACAGTGGAAAATAGTATCATTGTGGGTCAAGGCAACATTGTTTCTTACTTGTCATTAGCAGGTGCCAATAGTATATTCTCTATCACAGAATTGGGTATGCCTCATTCAAACACTGGTACATCCGGTGTCAATCCAGTTGGAATTATCCCGTCTGGCGTTCCCAACTATTGATTTTTAGCCCTGTAAGATAAATATATTTACATAGCACAATACGGTGCTTCGTAATGATAACTCATTAACGGCGGCTAGAACCCGCAACCCATACTAGGAGAAATCAAATGGGACGCCCTCTAAAAATCGCAAAGGCTCAAGCAGTCTTAACAATCACTGATACGGCCGAAACAGGCAGTATCGTTACAGTATCAGGTGGAAATCTAACTACAAGCCCTACAGTAGGCATAACTAAAGGTATGACATTTGTAGCTGATACAACAGTTGGTGGAATAACAGCTAACACAATTTACTATGTTAATTCAATATTATCAAATACTACATTTGATGTATCACAAACTCAATTGAGTGTGCAGCCTCAAGTAATCCCAACATTAACAGACACCACAGGTCAATCAGTTAGTGTTTCATTTGAAGTTGTTGATGCATACTTCAACAACCCAGTTGGTGGAGTAGGTTTCCCCGCAACTAACGCTAACACATACGGTGTAGTTGGTGGTAACACAGCAATTATTGGTAGCCAAGTATTAGCACAAGTTGCTATTGGTATCAATGGTACAGGTACATTATATACTCCGGTGGCTGTTAACACAAGTGCTGTAGTAGTTGGGGTAGGTACTGATCTTGCTAATTTAACTACTGGTGCAGCACTTCAAGTTGCTGTAGCTAATATTAATGGTAGTACTAATTATGTTGATTTAGGGTTTGCAAGTGGAACAAAAGGTAATGTTAGTGTTACAGTAGCAAACACACTTGTTACTGGTAACATTATTAGTACAACAGGTAATGCTCAAACTCTTAGAGCAGCTATGCCAATTACATTTAGTGCTAACTTGGGTGCTCTAGTAACAGGTACAACATATTTTGTCAAAGCTATTGCTAATGCAGCAGCTTTCACAGTTTCTACTAGTCAAGGTGGTCCTGAAGTTCAGATGACAGCCGCAACCGGTACACCAAATGCTCTTATGAATCGTGTTGTGTTAACTGCTAATGCCAACGTTGTTGCAAGCAATGCGGCATATGTATATGCAAATGATGAAGCAGGATATATTGTTCGTCAAAAAGGCAAAACAAAGTATCTAGTAACAGGTTCAACCAGTGGTTTAACAGCACAATGTTTTACTGCTAACGTAGCAAATACAGCATTGACCCCAAACACAATGAATATTTTGTCTACTGATGCAGCTTCTGCAACAGCATATATTTCAAGTGTAAATGATTACAACTCTGAAACATTCCCAGTAACAGTTGCTCCTGGTTCATTATCACCTGGTACATTGTACACAATTTATAGTTCTGGTACAACCGACTGGACAGCATGTGGTGCAGCAAGTAATATTACTGGTATCACGTTCACTGCCACAGCAACCGGAACAGGTACAGGACTAGCAGTATTGAATACTGTAAACCCTGATGTAATTGCTACATTCAACACAGCTTTCACTGCTAATGCCGCTAACGGTCAGCCTAACCCAATCGTTACTATCAGTAACGCTTAATCATGGCGACTGCAACAAGCAAGTTAGTTAAAATGCAATCAGAAACTGAAATTGCAATACTTCAGATCCAAGTTAAGAACCTTGAAGAAAAAATTGGGGAACTTAAAGTGGATCTGAAAGCACTACATGATGTGATTGAAGCTAATGCAGACGAAACTAGACGAATGTTAAAATCTATGCGTGAGCAAGATGTCAAGGAACACAGTGAACTTGCTGGAAAAATTTCAGTATTAGAAAAATGGCGATGGATGATGATGGGAGCCGGTATAATAATCGGCTCGTTAGGCTTCCCCACGCTATCAGCAATACTTAAATAAAAAAAGAGACTTAGGTCTCTTTTTTTGTAAGTGCCTTTAATTTAGATTGAACTACATCAAAATTTACGGTACTAAACAATCCCGGATGCAATGGTTTGGGATATTGATTATCACCTACCCATGCATAACCACAGTGTTCTTCATTTAAATTTGGTACAAATTCATCGGAAACTTCACAAAAAAATGTATGATATGTGAAAGAATGATTGATAAATTTCTGAATAGGTATTAATTTTGCATTATAAGGAAAAGATCCTAATTCCTCTTGGCATTCTCTTGCAACACCGTCAAAGAGAGTTTCATTATCTTCTATTTTTCCACCCGGAATGCCCCAGTTTCCTGGATTTTTGTTGTCTGTTCTTAATAGATACAAGTAGCGATTTGTTTTATTGCTATAAAAGAAAACCCCTGCAGCTTTATTACTCATACTATGATTTATCACAATATTAGATGACGATAGAATAATCCCCTGCAGCATAGAAACCATCGTAACTTTTCATCCAAATATCATCTACAAAACGATATTGAACATTAGTTGTTAAGTTGGTTACATATTCTAGTGTTGTTGGAGTTGCAGCAGTACTATCAAAACTTACACCCCATTCACCTGTACTTGCATTATATTCAATAATGTCATTAGCAAAAGCAACCAGAGTGCCCCATGCTACTGTGCTATCAGTAGGCGAACCAATATTATCAGTTAACAAATATCTACGACCGTTGATTGGTCCAGGCAATCCTGCGTTAGGGCCAGTCAGTTGAGGATTTATAACACCATCAACTGGACTTAATGTATTTTGTGGTAATGTATCGGGGTCAATATTGTAAATCAACAACCTATCATCATTTGGATTAGGCACTATATTGCCTACGATGTCAGTAGTCATATATGGATTTTGCAGCCAAATTTGACTAATTCCCGGTTTAATTGCTCCATACACATTCAATACGCTAGACCAATATATATCCGTATCAGGATTAGATGGTAAATTTAGATTGATATTAGACGGATCAAATGCTATAGCCTCTGGTAATATCTGTAAGGTGTTTCCTATTAATAATAGCTTGTAACCGTATGGTGTAATCTTTTGTCTTGTTCCTAACAGCATATCATCATTTTGCATATCTTGCAATGCATTACCTGCAAAAATACTGGCTATGATTTTCTCAACAACACCCATCTTCTTGACTTTACTTGCGGTTGTGATCCATATTGGCATATAGAATTTCCAACTCATAACATCAATAGGATTGCCTGTATTAATTGGAATACTACGGCTACTGAAGGTCAATCCTTCTTGAAACACTGCACTAAGACTAGTCCAGTCTAAAAAGTTATCAGTACTTTGAATCTCTAATGCAGGATTGAATAATGTTCCTAATTGTTCAATCAATTGTAATTTTTGATTGTAGTTGGTTGTCCAAAAATCAACAGTGATTCTTAATGTATAAGGCACTGGCATTAATCTTTCAACAGTAAATGCCTGTCCTTGAACAGTTTCATATTCTTGTGTTTCTTGATTATATGCTCGTTGACGAACATTAATCTTGTCTACAAAAGTAGGATCCTGAGTCCATTTTTGATTGTACTCTAGACCACTTATATAATATGTGATTAACGGTGCGCTAGGCAAGTTACTTGCACTATTGTTTGCAATAATAGTTGCTGCTTGTCTACTGCTATCACCATACATGATTGGTACACGTATAATAATATCATTGCCTGCAGGGTCTTTTCCTTTAGTAACTTCCCAGTTACTAAATATCTTTCCAAACTGAATTAAAAATCTGCG